ATCGTCGCACTTGAGCCGGCTGCCCCGGTCGATACCGTGCCAACTGTGATGGTTGCGGCGGATCCCGCGGCCCCGGTCGCACCCGTCGGGCCGGTTGGCCCTTGGGGGCCCGTCGCACCCTGCGGTACTGTGAACGCCAACACAACCGTTTGGCTTGTCCCGGTATTGATTACACTGGCGGCGGATCCTGGCGCACCCGTGGTGGTGGATCCAACCGTAACCGATACCGTACCACCACCCGAACCGCTGTTGGGTGCACCGTAACCGGCGGCCAGCTCAACGACTATTGGGGGTGATGGTGTAATGTCGATTTCGTCGGCCATGGCTTCCCCGTTAGTTTAACACGTACACAATGGCCGAAATGTAGCGCCGGGCTTTGTTGTTTGAGTCTACGCCCCTGATTATCATTTGCCACCGGCCTGCCAAATCGTTGGCGTTGGCCCCACCCACCATGGCGGCGGTTTGCTGGGCACTCACGGCAAACACAACGGTACCGGCTGCGGCGTTGGGGGTGGCTGTCATGGCCACGTCCGTTTGGCCGGTTTTCTTTAGCGTGCCGGTAAACGTCCAACCAGTTAGGTTTACAACCTGGCCCCCGGTTTTGAACGCAATCAAAAACCCGTAGTCGTCACCCTTGGAGAACGTTGCAAACTTTTGTGCGGGGGGCTGTCCGATTTCGTCACAATCCATGGTTGCCCCCTAGTATTCAAAAACCAGCAAAACGTCGTACGCGTCACCGTAATTTATAATTTCTTCCGGGGGTGTCCGGCCCAAAAACGTCACCTCAAGGTTGGCGAATTGTAGGTAACTCGCGGTGTTGGCCATTTCCATCAACCCCGGTTCGCCCTGCGTGGCGTTGCTCAATATCTTTTCGACGGCTGCGGCGGCTTCCCGCCAATGGTCTGTGTGACTTTTTGTTTGGTCGTACCCTCGGGACAACACCGCCACAATTTGGCCGTTTCCCGAGTAGCAACCGGGCATTGCGTCCAGTTTGAAACGGTAGCCCCGTTGATCGGGGTACAAAAGACAAAACGGGCGCACGGCGGCCAATTGTTCGGCGCTTAACGTTTCGGCGTCACCCTCGGGTCCAATTCCGTCAACGTAAATTCGCCGGGCTGTGTCTGTGGCGTTCCACGGTATGCCCAACCAATCGGCGAACGGTCGGCAATCCCGAAACATGGCGGCCAACGCTTCAACGGGTGCGGCTAGTACGCCCATTTACATTTGCCCCCCAGGTTGGCGGCGGTAGTCTGGCCGGGTAATTTCGGCAACGTCGGCACGCTGGCACGTTAAACCAACACGTGTTCCATGGGCGTGTGTCTCGACAACCGTGTAGGTGTGTTTGCATCCACCCACCTGAATTTGTGCGTTTACTGGCACGCTTAACCCCTCAACAAACACGGTTCGTTGTATTGCCTTGGCTCGAACGGGTGGGTTTCCTCGGGTCACGTACCGCGTAATTTCACCGTGCACCACCGCGTTGGGGATTTGCTGCCACGCACACGTCGCGGTTGCCCGCCATTTCACGCCGTCGGTACCAAACCAAATTTGATGGTTGACGGCTGCGGCGGTTGCATTTGCATGGTGAAACCCCATGGGTTAACCCTCCAACCATGCGATTATTTTTCGTTCGGCGGCTTTTCCTATCCCGTCCAAATCGATGCCGTTGTTTTCCCTGCGATGGTCGGCCACTTGTTTGCGATCGACCAAACCGGCGTCCCCGAGGGCCTTGGCAATCCGGGGCGGCAACCCGTCCAACCCGGGGTAGCTAAGTTGTTCCACCGTGGCCAGCTCGGCGGCGGGCTCTGAACTGGTATTGGTCGCTGGTTCGTCGTCGTCGGGTAGCCTGTTCAACGCGTCGGCGTCCAGCTCGGAGTCGTCGGCTAAGGCTGTATCCAATTCCGCTGCTTCGATCGGATCCCGCCTCACGTGTTTTATGTCGTTGGGTTCTGGCCGGTTTGATACGCCCGAAAATGCCGGGGCACCGATCACGGCTACGATGTCGCCAAAATACAAACCCGATACCAAATTATCGATCGGCACCCATTCCCGCAATTCGATGGTTGCCACGGGTGTGCCCGCTGCAATCAAATTGCCATCGACCATTAACGGGTGTTTCGTTTTCAAAGTAGCTTGCATGTTTTCACTTTTCCGTTGTTCCGTTGTTTACAAAAAAACGGCGGCGGTTTCCCGTCGCCGTTTCCGTTCCCCGCCTCGCTCCTTCGGTACGTGCTATCGGTTGAACCGAACTAGCACTGTGATTTCGTCGGCCACTTTGGCCCGTTCCGCTTTTCCAATGGCCGATGTGCCCGCGGTACCACTTGCCACGGCCAATTTGGTCGTGGTGTTGTAATTGACGGTGGCACCCACCGCAAACGTGGTAGCGCCTGCGGCGTCCACTTCAACCAATGCGTCGGTGGTGATTGGCACCGATTCGCCAATTGCATAATCCGCGGTGTCACACACGTACCCGGCCTGACCGGATCCTGTGAACACAATGTCGCCGGTTTTTCCGGCAACGGTTGCCGTGAATTCTTGACGCCCCGCCATTCCGCCCAAATCTCGAACCAAATTGTTCATGGTCTAAACTCGCTTAAAAACTACAAAATTTCTGAGTGTTTTGTGATTCCGTTGACACGCCGCGGCGCAACCGAGGAAGGGGCCACGCCGCGGCGCTCACAACGGCTTGGTTATGCTGTGCAACGAACCAACGCGGCAGGCTTGAGTACTCCAACGCCCACGTCGTGGGCAATGTCCCAACCCAATCCGTATTCGCCCGGCCCGGTCAATGGTCGCACTCGGAACGAAGGCGCGCGGCCGGTCCCGCGGCGAAATCCAACTTGAATGGCTTGGTTGCCGGATTGCTCGGCAATGTACCACGTGGAATTGCTGCCACTGAGTTTGGTATTGCTGCGCGGATCCACAACGCCCACGTCAAATCGGGCATCGCTCCTCAATTCGTATTCGCCATCGAACGGGTTAACGTTCCCGGTTTGGGTTGTGTTCCCCGAAACGACAATTGCCGATTTGACAATCTGTTTTCCAAGGGGCCGCAACTTGCGTGGCACAATCAAAAACCCGGCGGTGTAGTTCGATGGTCGCCCAACGCCCGATTTGTTTTTGATCGTCTGCGCGGCCATCGCGGCCTCGGCGTTGGCCAGGTTGTCCAGTGACAACGCGTTCGATGTAACCACGTTTCCGCGGCTGCTGTGAAACAATGCGGTGCCGTCGGCCAGGGTTGCGTTGGCTTGCAACACGGCCACAACCAAATCGGGCCGCAACCGGGCGGCCATTTCGCCCATTTGCATGGGCAACATTTGATTCGCTCCAACGGTGTCGTCGATGATGTCCATTTCGTCCAGCGCGAAACGGCCCGTGTAACGCGAAACCGCGTACGCTTCGCCAAAATCCGTAAAATCAACGTCTTTGGCCGTGGTACCCCGGGTATGGCGTTGCAACCCCTGGGTGGCATCCAAACCAATCGGTTGATTTAAGCGGAAATCGGCCCAATCTGCCTCGGCTGTCCAACCAACGCTGGAATCGGCAAATTGCAAATACCCTTGGACCAAACCCACTGAAACCAATGCACCAAAAACGCGTGGCATGTACGGGGTGGAAAACGCACGGCTGACGATTTCTTCGACGTCGTTCCCATGGGTTTTGCCCTTCAAATCCAAAATCCGTTCGCACGTTCGGGCGGCGCTGTCGTTTGAAAACCGGCGGCCCACGTCAATGTAGCGTTCAAATTCGCTGTTGCCATCGCTGCCAATTTGCTCGTTGAATCTATGCAACCAACCGCACCCGCTGCGCTCGAGCAATACCCGGGCGGCTTCCGTGCCAAGTACCGGATTTTGCAAATTGACGCCGGAACGCAACAAAACGGCGGCCTGTAGCGATTCAACGCTGGCACCGCGTGCACTGTGCACCGCTGGGCCACGGTTTACACCGTCGCCGCTTTGGCTGGTTCGATGGCCTGCGGATTGGCCGCGCAATCGCTCCAACACGGCCAGGCCAAATTGTTCAACGCTCAAACCGTCGTTGATGGCACGGCTAACCAGTTCCTCGGGTTGCCCCTGTCCCAACTCGCGGATCCGTCCCACTCGGGTGCGCTCCTCCAATCGCGCTGCGGCAATTTCGTTTGGCGTGGCGGTGTTTCCCGCTGCGGCTGCGGCCCGGCGATCGGCTGCGGCCAGCGCGTCCCGCACTGCTTCGCGGGGTTGCGCGGCCTGTGTGTCTGGCGTCGATCGACGGCGGCGTGGCGCTTGCTCGGCATCGGCGGCGGTGTCTGCGTCGTCGTCCAAATCGTCAACGGCTGTATTGGTTGCAACCACTGCCCGCACGGCTGCGCGTGCAGCTCGACGGCGTTCGGTCCCCTCGGTCGCGGCTGGGCCTTGGGTGCGGGCTGCTGTTTTGCCCTTGGTTCTCAATTTCGTTTTCATGGTTTCCCTGTTAGAAAAATTCCCATCCGTGCCGGGTTTTAAAAATTCTCGTTTAGGGCTGGCGGCTGTCCTAATCTTCGAACGAATTACCGCGCGTGGGTCGGCACCCTCGGCTACCACGCTGGTTTCTATTGCGTTCCACTTTTCCACAATTCGCATTGGACGGTCTGCGGCTGTGTATTTCTGATCTCCAAATCGGCCCGTTTGACCAGGCTGCAACGTCGTGGTGTCCCGCATTCGATACGTGGCACCGATCGAAACCGAATCCAAATTGCCCTCGGCCACGCGTTGCCAGATTGTTTCCACGTCGGCGGCGGCGCTGAATTTCAAGGTCGCCAAAATTTCGCTTGGCCCAATCTCAAATTCGAAAACGCGTCCGATTACACCACGCGATTGGTACACGTCATGGTCCAACCGCAACGGCATTTTTGGCGGTTCGACCATTCCCGAGGGTAGCAACACTTCGTCCAAATACCCGTATTCGCCGTTGCCTAGGTCGTCATACATCGCCACCGGTGCGTCGGTGGCGATCACTGCGCGCACGGTTCGGTTGGCTGTGTCCAAACTCCCTGGGGCCCGTGGGGCTGTTGATCGGCGGGCTACCTTTACAATCGAACGACTATTGCGGCAACGGGCGGTTTTTAGGGCCATGGTTTATGGTTCCTCCAATTCCGTTTGGGTGTCAATTGCTGGCGTTGCTGGGCTGGCGTCGATCGGTTCGGCGATCGAATTTAGCGCGGCAATTTGCTCGGGGGTAAACGTACTCGGCACACTTCCCCACACCACCGGTAACCCGGCTTTTTGCAACGCTTGATTGTCTTTTGATCGAATGCGCAACGTTTCGTCGGGTCGGCGTCCATCGGCTACAATTGCCTCGGATAGTGCCAACGTCCCGTTTTCCAGTTTGATGCGTTCGGCCATCGCGTCTTTTAGGTTGTCCACCGGCGGTGGCTTTGGCCAGGTCCACGACAATGGCAACACAATATTTGGAAACTCAAATGCCAGTTTTTCAAACCAGGTTTGCCTGGGGGTCGGCCCGAGTACACCGGTATATTGGGCGATCCGAACCAATCGGCGGATCATCGGCGTGAGAAATCGGCGCTCGAGTTTGGCTTGGATCCGTTCCACCGCCTTGGCGTATCGTGAACCGTCGAACCGGGCCGAACTCATGTTGTGATTGGATGCGTCTTTTCTCAAAATCATCCATGGCATTTCCAACACGTTGCCAATGTCGGTTTGTTTTTCCTTACGGAAATCCTTATACGTTGCGGCGGGTTGGTTGGCCGCCACGCTCCCGGGCTTCCAACCTGGGGCAATGTATTTTTGGACACGTCGCCGAACCGGTAAATTCTTGTCCCTCGGTTCCATGTATTCCGCGTCGGGGTGGTCCGTGTAGAAAAACACCGCGTGGTCGGCTGCGGCTCGCGCGGCATCTTGCACCTGGTCGTCGTAATCTCGCAAATCGGCGGCGGGCTGTAGCACACTAGCGAAACCCGGGTACCCGCGGCGTTGGAACGCAAATTTTCGGCGGTAGTAGTGCAAACACAACTCGGCGGGCAAACGCTGTTTGGCCATGGGGTTGGCTGGGTCGTATGTGTGGTAATGGATCACGCGGCCCAATTCGTCGGTTTCCACCCCGCTGTGTACGTTTTTACCATGTAGGGTGGTGTCTAGCGATTCTGGCCCCAAGTCCAAAATCGAATAGGTTGCTACACTGTCTCCGATAATTTCCCGGGCAAAAATCTCCCCATAAATCATCCACTGAGAAACCCACCCATCGAGCAAATCGACTAGGGCCAACCGATCCTGAAATTCGCAACCCTGGGCCCACTGGGCTACCAAGGCCTCCACCTCATCGTTGAACCCGTTGTCCTCGGTCAACACCTGAATGGCTGGCCCTCGAGCGCTTACAACGTTGGTTTGTTGCGTCTCGATGGCTGAATCCAAAATTGGATTGTTAATGGATTCGTACCGAACGCGGCGGTGCAGCTCGGGCAAATCGATGGCCAGGTCCAACCCGGTGTTGTCACTGGCGTTTTGCCAATGCGCCTGGTTCAACCTATCGGTTTGCGCCCCTTCCCAATGTCGTTTCGTTTTGCGCTCGGGGGCTGCGGCGGAAACGTCCCAAACGCCCCACGGTAATTGGTCGGCCATGCTATCCCCTGCGATACTCGATTGGAAGCTCTTGCCCACCGAACGCCCACTGTTTTTGGTTGCACGTTTTAACAATTTGTTGAAGCGCCATTGTTGCCCCGGCTCGATCGAACCGGATTTGGTCGCCCGCGTCGAACTGCGTGTCGGGCGTGGTGGCAATTATCATCAATGCAGATTGGGCCAACGTCGCGGCGGTGCGGTGGTTACCCGCCTCAAACGCGGCAATGGCGGCGTCGGTTTTTGTCTGTAGGTCTGCTAGGGTGGCCATGGCCCGATTTTATTGGCCCCGCCTGGGCTGTCCTATTCGGCAAACGGCGAACGTAACCGTTTCAATTCCCAATAGCGGCACAAATCGTAGGGTCCGGTTTTTACTCGGCGATCGGCGGGCACGGTTGCCGGATTTTCGGCCCAACACTCACGCGCAAATTGGTTGAATTCGGCCTGTTTGCGGAACGGTGGCACGTGTTCCATGGCTTCCGCGTCGATCCAAAATTGGCACGTTTTGCACCGGCCAATAAGGCTGGACTGTGCACACGGTGGTTTTGGCTCTGTCATTTATTGTCCTCCAAACTTGGCTTGATCCTGCGAAATTCGACCACCCAAACCCATGGGTTGGCAACCCACGAATTCGCACCGTGCAACGTGTCCCATATTTCCGAATACAACTGGCGGACAATCGAATACCGATTTTCGAATTTGCCCGCCTGAATTCGCCCGGCCAGCTCTGGCCCCAACGGCTCTATAGCCTCGGCCACACAATCGGCGTTGCTGATTTCTTGCACACGCTCAAATCGCACCGATACTATTTCCAACCAAATCCGGCATAAATGGCGGGACATGTGGATACTTGGACGCCAAAACAAAACCGCCTGTTTTGGGTTTTGGTCGGCGGCGTAAAATCTTTCACCGTGCATGGTTGCAAACTTTTCCCGCACCCATAGACGGCCCCCTGGCTTAAACTTGGCTCGCGCCGCAATTTTTATTTCGGAAACCGGGATGGTTTCATCGCCGATTGGCTGTGGTTTCATAATCCGCCGGGTTTGCGTCTTTTTTCCGTCCAAAATGGCCCTGATCATGGGCCCGGAAAAAATGATTGGCCGGTCGGTTTTGTTTGTTTTCATAATAGAAATGCCTTAATGATCATCGGCTATCAAAATAGCTCCAATTGCCTTCCATTGTTTGAAACTTTCGCGGCGGCGTGCCGGATCCGGCGGCGGGCCATGCTCATGTGGTTTTTGTCCTGTTCGAACCCTAGAAACCGGAAACCCTCAAGTATGGCGGCACAACCAGTTGTACCGCTTCCCGAATACGGATCCAAAACCAAACCGCCTGGCGGGGTAACCAACCGAATTAAATCTCGCATTAGCTGAATTGGTTTAACCGTCGGGTGGGTGTTGATTTGCTCTAAACCTAGATCGCGTTCGGTTCGGTTGGGCTTGGGCACGTAAAAAACCCGCGCGGCGTCTTTAAGTTGGTGGCAAACCTCGATGCTATTGTCATGCCAAACGTTCGTGGGCCAACCACCGTGTTTGGCCCGTAACGCTTCAACGTTTAACGCACCGGTGCCAAACTCCAACACTGTTTCGGCGATTCCATTCCTTGGGCGTTTTCTGGCCACGGTGATTGGTTCGCACGCTGGTTTTATCGCGGTTTTCCACCCGGCCCAAGCTTTGGCCTTCGGGGTGAAAGCTTCGGTTATCTCAATTTCCTTATGCGTCGTGGTTTGTTTTTTTTGGGCGGCTATTGGCACGGGTCGATCGGTTTTTAAATCGTGGGCACGGCGAATCTCTACCACTTTCCGGTTGGCTAGGTTTTCTGACTCAACGCTGCGTTGATTGGTATAAGCTTCCACCCACGCCGGAATGTCTGCAAACAAATGGCGGCACTGTTCCAAATGCTCACGTGTCATAATCGCGGGCTGACTTCTCGGGCTCACGTAATGGCCACCCATGTTAGTTCCTGTGGCGGTGTCGATTTGATTCGCCGTCACACCCTGGCCACGCACCCACGCAGTAAACCGCAAACGCCGGGCTCGCTGTTCGTCTTTTGCGTCTGTGGCGTCGATGGCCTTGGAAACATCCAGCGCCTTGGGGAATACCGTCGCGTAAACCCAAAAAATGATGTCGCGGATCTCGAACCCGCCGTCCTCAACGGCCACCGCCATGCGGTGTTGCGTTCGCGTACTGGCAAATGCTAGTAGATGCCCGCCTGGTTTTAACACTCGCAAAGATTCCCGCCACACGGCTGCGTCTGGAACCGTGGCATCCCATGCTGAGTCCATAAACTTCAACCCGTACGGTGGATCGGTAACCAAGGCGTCAATGCTGTTGGTGGGGATTTGTTTTAACAACTCACCACTGTCACCCAGAAACAATCGAAACCGCTTCATTTTTTGTTCACCGGTTCAATGAACACGAACACAACAAAACAAACAAACAAAAACCCGCCCATGGTTTTACCGTCGAACCCTTCTCAAATTGTTGGCCGCGTCCCGTTTCACGTTTGGGTTGGCTTTTTTCCAGTCGGGTTTTTGCGGGCCGTCTGGCCCGTCTGGATCATGCCCCAAAAAGAAATGGCATGTTCGGCACAACGGAATTAGGTTGGTGCGATCCAATTCCAACTCGGGCGCAGTGTGATAGGGTTCGATGTGGTGCACGTTCATTTCTCGATCGGATCCACACGCCGCGCAGTTTGGGTTGTGTCTTAAAACGGCTGCCCGCACTTTGGGCCATTCGGTGGAACGGGCACCAAACCCGCTGTCGTCGGCACTCTCGGCCATTTCTTCCGGTGGCGCTGGCGGAATGCGGCCCACGTAACGCTCGAGCGCCACACCGGCCAACAAAATGCACGCCACCCACCCGCAAAACGCCACGTGGGCCGGAATCTGAAAACGCTTATTCATCACTACACCGCATTTTGCCAACTTTTGTTGCAATCGTCGCCACGGCAACCACGGTGGTTACCCCGACGGCTAGGCCAAGAGAAAACGCAAAATAACACGCCGCCCAAAACAGAACCCAATTCATGTTTGCACCCTCGATTTGTTGAAAAACCGATCTACTGCGGCGGTGGCCAACGCGTCGGCCTGGCCGTCTGTGATTGTTTCACCGCGGCGGCGGGCGTCCAAAACGATTTGGCCTCGCACGGCTTCAAAATGTCGTTGCCGATTGGCCGCGTCGGCGGCTGCGGCTCGGCGTGTCTCGGCTTGCGAGCTTGGTAGCTCGATGCACCACGCCCCGGCCCGTATGCGATCTACCAACGCCCCTGGGCCGTCAAACAACGCACGGTGTTGGCTGAACTGCCCGAGTATCGCCAACACGTCTGCGGGGCTGTATTGGGCGTCTTTAGCGGCCACAATCGCGGCGTGGCTGCGGCTCACCCCGGCACCCTCGAGCGCCTGGCGCACCTCGGCCCACGGGTCCGGCTGTTTGGTTTCCATTTTGGAAATTTCCGCCCCCGCCATTCTGGGTGGCGGATTCCTCGGGTTATCGGATAAATCGGAAATATAGTATGGCCGTTTTGCGCCGGGGCCAGCGCCGGGGCCAGCGCCGGGGCCAGCGCCGGGGCCAGCGCCGGGGGGGGTGTTCGCTTTATGGTTGGGTTGCGTGTC